AAGGAGTGATGCTGATGTTTAATTTGTTTAAACGTAACAAAGAACCATTGAATACTGTTGGTCACTGTGGAGGAAATCGTGGTGTGATTCCTGAACGGGGACATGCACCATCACCTGTGCAACCCAAGAAGCAGCCGTATGTACGAATTGAGTTTGATGATATTAATAACCCTACAGTTTGGATTGATGGTGATGAGGTTAAGGGATTAGAAACTTTAGATATTAGCTGCGTAGCGGACGCTAATCGACAAAACAAAGGAAAATTTGAAGTGTCCTATTTAAATAACCATGATGGTCAACTCATGAAACAAGGGCAAACTAACATGCAATCAAGTAGTGTCGATAATGCTGATGGTAAACGTGCTCTCTTTGGATCCACTAAAGATATTGAAAAAGTAATTGAATGTATCAACGAAGCTAAAAAGGATGGCGCAATTGTTTTATTTCTAGACGAGCTCATGTTTGATACAAATGTAAACACACTGGAGATTGTTGTTAAATCATTAGGATACAGATGTACAACTGCTAAATTAGCATTTGAAGGCGAACAGGTATCCGAACGTTTAATAATTACCATTGAGGAGGGCTCACATGAAGACTAGAAACATACTAACCGCCAATGAAATTATCAAGCGTGGCATTGACCCACAGATTAATATCAATGTGCCGAAGGGCGTTGAGACTAACGAGCTTGAGTTCGTCATCATACGATTGCTTTACTTTATGACCAGCAACTATGCTGAGGTCAATAAGATTAGCTTTGAAGAAGCCTTGGAACAATATGGTAAAGCAATCATTACACAGATTGGAGTGATGCGTGATGTATCGAAAGGTTAGAGGCATCAACTGGCTGGCTGATATGGTAACTATCTATGCCAACGATAAAGCATTTATGCGTATGATTAACGGACACGAGGTAACCCAGTCTACAGTTAATATGGTTGAGGCACGCAAGCATGTTAAGTCATGAGTGTGGTAAAGCTGGTTGTCATACTTTAATCAGCATTAATGATAAGTATTGTGATGCGCATCGTGACTACGCTTCGAAAGAGTACAACAAATACAGACAGATTAATCAACACGATTACTTGAAGTTCTATCACTCGAAAGAGTGGAAGCATGCACGCGAGCTACAATTGATTAGACAACCTTTGTGCGAGATATGTTTGTCTAACGATCATGTGACACAAGCAACAACAGTTCATCACAAGATAGAAACTAAAGTTGATTGGTCTCTTAGACTTTCAGAAAACAACTTAGAATCTGTGTGCAAAAGTTGTCACGAAAAAATTTACAAAGGCAGATGGTACGGGGGAAAGTAGCCGGACTGTATTTCAGGTACCCCGTCAACCCTTGGGGCTGTAGGGTTCAAAAACGAAAATGAACGGACTCCCCCTTTCTTCGCGTAAATATCCCTAAATCAAAACTTTTCGAAAGGAGAAAATTATGGCTGGAAGACCTAGAAAACCTACTGGAAACAATAAGAAACACCTAACTAACGATGAGAAAGACGTTAGAAATGAATCAGAATTAATGGCAAGCGACTTCCCGGCATTATCGACAACACCGCCAAAGTGGCTGGACGACGATGCTAAGCGCGAATATAAGCGTGTTGTTGTGGATTTAAAGAGATTACACATCACTAAGTTAGATCAGACGCAATTAAGCTTGTACTGCAATGCCTATTCAAAATACATTATGGCATCTCAAGATGTTGACAATCGCGGCTTGTTAATCGAAGACAAGAAGAACCCATCGGTTAACATTATGACCGATATGTCGAAAGAGATTAGAGCAACTGCTGGCAGTTTGGGCATGACGCTCGATTCGCGTATGAAGCTTGTGGTGCCACAGATTGACAAACAACCTGATGACCCGTTTGCGAAGTTCGGTGATTTAAGTGATTGATTATACGACAGAATATGCGCAAGCAATTGTTGACGGCAAAATTATAGCTGGTAAGAAAACAATTCAAGCCTGCGCACGACATTTAAAGAATCTGACAGATAGTAAGGATAGCGATTATCCTTATTTTTTTGACGTTAAAAAAGCAAATCGTGTGATTGAATTCATCGAAATGTTACCTAATCCAGATGATGGTAAACCATTAAAACTGGTTAACTTTCAGAAGTTTATCGTCGGCTCTCTCTTTGGCTGGAAAAACAAAGAAACCGGCTTTAGACGGTTTAAAAAAGCAGTAATATCAATGGGACGTAAGCAAGGTAAGTCACTTGTTGTGTCTGGAATTGCGCTTTACATGCTGCTTTACGAAGAGATACCTAAGTATGATCGTCAGATTTATTGCGCAGCCAATACACGGCAACAAGCTAAGGTTGTTTATAACATGATTGTTAACTTCTTGAAACAACTTAGAAGTAAGTCAAAAATCATTAAGAAAGCCACTAGTGTACTTAAATCTGAAATACGTCAAGATGGTTCTGGTAGCTATATTATGCCGTTATCGAGCGATTACAACAGCTTAGACGGGCTGAACGTATTATTGGGCATCATTGATGAACAATCACGTTCGACAGATTACGGGCTTGTAGACGTATTAGAAACGTCCCAAGGTCAACAAAGCCAAGCGTTATTAATGATTATCTCGACAGTATCAGAGAAGGTTAACGCATGGTTCTGTACACAAGAATATCCGTATGTGACTGATATTCTAAGTGGCAAAATTACTAATGAAAGCTATTTCTGTGTGTGGTATGAGCAAGATAACGAAGCAGAAATTGCCGATGAAGCCAATTGGATTAAAAGCAATCCGATTTTATTTGATGAAAAAGTTAAGGAGAAACTCTTGCCTAATATTCGCGCTAAATGGCAAGAAGCTACGGATAAGGATAATCAACCACCAGCATTAATCAAATACTTCAATATGTGGCAACAAGAGTCATCTGAAAGCTACATCAAGATTAAAGACTGGAAAGACACCGAGATTGAAATCGAACCAGATTTAATGAACAAGGATGTTTATATTGGCATGGATTTAGCTCGCGTTGGGGACTTATCTGCGGTTAGCTGGATTGTGCCACTAGAAGAGGAAAACAAGTTCTTCATTGACTCTCATGCGTTCGTAGGGACTCGTGGCGGCCTTCAAAACAAGATTGACAGGGATAAGATTCCATACGACCGACTCGCTAATAAAGGGCTTGTGACGCTATCAGAGGCAGAAACTGGAAATATTGATGATCAGCAGATTATTGATTTTGTTTATCAGTTAGTGGACAAATATCAATTTAATGTTAAATATATTTGCTTCGACCGTTATTCTGCCAATAATATCATCAATAATTTAGTGAAAGATTTTGAAATGGTAGACGTTGCGCAAGGCTACGCAACGCTGTCCGAACCAACAAAACAGTTTAGGAAATACGTGCAAGACAGAAATATTATCCATACAAGCAATCAGCTGCTAGAAATTGCGGTTAATAATGCGGTGCTGAAACAGCTTAATGATGCTGTACAGATTGATAAAGCAATGTACCGCAATAAGATTGACCCGTTAGCTGCAGGTATGGATGCATGGACACGAGCGGTATTACACGATTTCAAAAATTCAGATGTTGCTGACAATGATTTTTACATTAATGAATTCACGTTCTAGGGGAGGTGTCTTAGTGAGTTTTCTAGACAATTATGCGCACGTCATTATGTTTATTGTTGGCGTGCTATTTTTATGCATTGGTTACTTCTCAATCTCCCTATCTGTGGGATTGATTGGAACCGGTGCAACCCTACTGACACTCTCTCTATTGCTTTTTAAAATGCGGGAAAGGGGGTGATTAAATGGGATTTTTTAAACCAGTGAACAACGAAAACTATAATACGATGCAATCCATTATTGCGGGTAAACAATCGCCAAACTATGTATCAATTTCTTGTCTAAGAAATAGTGATGTGTTTACCGCCGTTAAAGTCGTTTCGCAGGACATCGCAACGAATCCGATTAAGTTAATCCGAGATGATGACAACGTTATTTCTGATGACTTGAATTACTTATTGAACGTTAAGCCAAATGAGACGATGACAGCTTGGACGTTTAAGTTCGCGCTAGCTGCCAACTTATTGTTATCAGGGAATGCCTATGCACGTGTTTACCGAGATAAACAGGGTAAGCCACTTGAATTGCGGTTGATTAAGCCGTCATGGGTCACTATTTACCGAGATGAAAACGATGTTCTAACTTACAAGATTAATGATGATGACGCTCGAGAGTACGAATTAGCGGCTGCCGATATTCTGCACTATAAATACTTCTCAACTAATGGGATTGTTGGTATCTCACCACTCCACTCACTTAGAAATGAAGTTGAAGTGCAAGACTCTGGTAACCGGATGCTAATGAATTTTTTCAATTCCGGGCTACACAGTCGGGGAACCTTAAAGATTGATAAGGCCGATCTAGCACCAGAAGCAGCTAAAGCCATTAAAAATAAGTTCATTGCGTCAAATAATGACGACACAGGTGTGACTGTTTTAGATACTACGATGGACTACACACAAATTGAAGTTGACACGTCTGTTTTAAAGCTTATTAATTCGAACCAATATTCTACTAAGCAGATTGCTAAGGCATTTTCTATCCCTACGTCAAAACTAGGAATCGAGTCAGCTCATACTTCGGTGGTTCAAGAGAATTTGGATTACATTCAAAATTCATTAGATCATTATTTTTCAGTTTTTAACTCGGAAAATAACGTAAAACTGCTCGACTTTAAAGACAGGTTGAAACTTCACTTTGAATTCGATGTAAGTCGCTTACTCAAATTGGATACGAAGACAAATATTGAAGAATCAATCAAAATGTGGCAAAACGGCGGGATTAATCATGACGAATATCGCAAACGTTTAGGCTATCAGCCTGATTCCGACCAGCATCACTACTATGTGATGAGCAACTATATCCCACTTGATGAGGCACATTTAACATTGAAAGGGGGTGATACGAATGCCAAAACTGGAAACAAGAGCGATTAATACTGACCTAACCGCTAGTGATGATGAAACAAGAACAGTAAGTGGTACGGCGGTAGTTTTTAACCGTGACAGCGAAGATTTGGGCGGCTTTATTGAAAAAGTAGACCCACACGCTTTTGATGGTGTGGATTTAAGAGACGTGTTCATGCTATTTAACCATGATTATAACGCGGTACTTTGCCGAACAATCGCTAATACGCTTGAGTTAACGCTAGATGATGCTGGCTTACATTTTAAGGCAAGTTTGCCAGATACCAGTATTGGACGTGATACCTACGAGAATGTGCGCAATGGTAATATTCAAGGCTGTTCTTTTGGATTTACAGTTAACGAAGATAAGTGGGACACATCAAGCACTGTGTATCGGCGCGATGTTTTAAAAATTGGGGAATTGTATGAAATTACTCTTACTCCAATTCCTGCATACAAAGACACAGATGTGTCGGTTGCACAGCGATTTATTAAACAAAAGACATCAGAATTAGACAAATTAAAAGCAGAACTGGAGCTTATGACTATTTAAGCTCTTTTTTTGTACAAAAAATTAGGAGGCATTTAAATGCTAAACGAAAAAATTAAAGCACTCGAAGCAGAAATTCGAGACTTAGAAACAAAATTCAATACTGATCTAGAATCAGCCAACAAATTTGCGGAAGACGGCAAACTTGAAGAAGTTCGATCACTCAAGAAAACGTTAGACGACGGTAAGAAAGCATTAGCTGAAAAGCGTGACACACTTACAGATTTAAAGAGTATTGCTGAACAACGCAAGATTGAAACAGGCGCTAAAAAAGAAGTTAAAACAGATGAACCAACAGAACAACGCGACTTATTACGCCACTATATCGCATCAAAAGGCGAAATTCGCGCAGGTTTAACAACTGTAGATAATGAAGCAATTCTACCAAAAGATATTGTTTACTCTGCTGAAAAAGAACTCAAAACAGTTGTTGATTTACGACAATTCGTTGATGTGATTCCAGTAACAACTATGAGTGGGACTTACCCAGTTTTAGAAAACGTTAGTGAAGTATTCCCAACAGTTGAAGAATTAGAAAAGAATCCAGAATTAGCTAAGCCTAAATTCAATAAAGTTGATTATAAGATTCAAACTCGTCGTGGCGCCTTAGCAATCTCACAAGAAGACATTGACGATGCAGTTAACGTTGACGGTATTGTGGCTGACCAAATGGCACAACGGGATATTAATACTTCTAACGCCGCTATTTTAGAAAAAACTAAGACAATGACGGCTAAAACGATTAGTTCTTTCGACGACATCAAAAAAATGCTTAACGTTGATTTAGATCCAGCTTACTCAAAAGTAATTATTGCTTCTCAAACTTTCTTCAACTGGTTAGACACCTTAAAAGACAATAATGGACGTTACTTATTGCAAGATTCAATTACTAGCGCGTCTGGCAAAGTATTAAGTGGTAATGTCCCAGTAGCAGTTGTTCCTGACACACAATTAGGCAAACAAGGCGATTCAGTAGCGTTTGTTGGCGATTTAAAACGTGCTGTTAAGTTCTTTGACCGCAAACAATTATCACTACGCTGGATGGACAATGACATCTATGGCCAATATTTAGCAGGTGTTATGCGCTTTGATACACAAGTTGCGGATACCAAAGCTGGTTTCTTTGTAACACAAGGAGACGGTGAACCGTCCCCAAAAGCGTAATCGGTGTTACTTTAAATCAGAAAACAGCTTCAATGAAAGTTGGCGACGTTAAGCCGCTAACCGCAACTGTAGCACCGGATGATGCAACTGATAAGACTGTCACTTGGTCGAGTTCAGATGAAAAAATCGTAACTGTTGATGCTAATGGTTCAACAACCGCAGTAGCTGTCGGTGCTGCAACCGTGACTGTTAAGACCAAAGATGGTGAGTTTACAGCAGATTGCGTTGTAATGGTCACCGCTAAAGAATAGACGGTGATTGCCTATGACGACCGAAGAGATTAAAAACTATTTGCGCATCGATCACACGCTTGATGATAATTTAATCGACAATCTATACCAGTCAGCGCGGGAATACGTCAAGAATGCCATTGATGTGGGAGTAGACGTTGAAACGTTTGCCAAATATAAACTTTTCGAGCGTGCAGCATTGCTTTTAACCGCTCACTGGTACGAGAACCGCTTAGCAAGTGTTCAGACTGGCGGCGGTACTACAAGTATTCCTTACGGGGTGACGCCACTGATTCAGCAGCTGCGCGGGCAATATTATTACGACAAGGAGCGTGAAGCGAATGATAATCAGTCGGTTGAATAACCGCATCACATTTTTCAGCTTAGCGCCTAGTGTCAACGATGACGGCGTTCCAATCGAAAATGTTCGTACTGATGAATATAGCTGTTGGGCTGAGGTTGCTAAGTCGACTAATAAGGAATTCAAAGAAGTCGCCAAAGAAACGACTGATTTCTATATTCGTTACCGTCAAAATAAGTTGATTGACCAGACTTGGAAGATTGACTTCGATGGTCGGATCTATGAAATTGTCCAAGTTGAAGAAGATTTCTTAAACCACGACCTTACAAAGGTTAAGGGAGTGTTAGTGAAATGAAGGGCATGGATGCAATGTTGGCGAACGTCACAAGACTTGAAGTTGAGGCGCCTAAAAAGGCACGTAAGAGCATCAATAAGGGCGCTGAAATCTTTGCTAAGCATCTTAAGGCCGATACGCCAGTAGATTCTGGTGCACTTGCAAGTGACGTTCAAACCGGCCCAATGAAAGCTTCAACTGGACGTTTTGAAAAACAAGTCGGCTACGGCGGTAAAAGTGCTTGGCGGGCCCATTTTCCAGACAAAGGAACAAAAAAGCAACGAGCGCAGAATTTTTCAATTAGAGCGCAGGAAGAATCACGCGATGAGATTCTGGAAGTTTACGCTGAAGAAATGAGGCTTCTAGATGACTAATCTACCTGAAGTTAATGTTAGAAATATTTTAAAAAATTCTAAAGCGCTAGTCAGCTTAATGGATAATATTCGTGGTCAATCATTAGCTATTGTGCCGATTTATACGTTTGCTATCCCAGAAGATTATCAAAAAAACGAGTCTAATCCAGTTATTAGAGTGACTCCAGTACCCAAAGAAGACGCCCATTATGCAGATAATGAGCGTTTTTTAGTGGAAACGTTTGTCCAAGTTGATTTCTGGATAAACAGAAAAGACACAAGCGGTCTAGCTCTTATGCAAGACCTGATTTATCAAGAATTACACAAAAATGGTTATGAACGTTACCAACCTGAACGTTCGATTGACCCTGATTACACAGAACAAATTATGGTAACAGGGCTATTTAGAGGGAGGATTTACAATGAGCAAAGCTAAAATTGGTTTATCACAATTTCAATATGCAACAGTAGAAAACGAAAAAACGAAAAGTGAGATTTTTAAAATTCCGGGGATGCGTTCAGCAAAACTGGATATCACTAACGAATTAGAAACGATCTATGCAGATGACGGTCCATACTTGGTTATTCCAGCCGGTATCACTGAATTGAAACTTGAATTAGGATTGGTTGATTTACCAACAATTGATAAGCAACAAATGTTAGGCGTCACGGTCGAAAACGGAATCGAACGTTACACAAAGACGATTAAAGTCCCTGATGTGGCAGTTATGTTCCGCGCTTTAATGGACGACAACAAATACTGCTACGTTGGTTTGGCAAAGGGTAAATTTAACTTGCCTGGTATGGATTTGAAGACCAAAGAAGACAAGATTGAAGTTGCCGAAGATTCCATTACTGGTAACTTCGTTGCGCGTGGTGAAGAAGAAGATATGTTATTCATCGGGCGTGAAGATAACGAAGACTTCAAGCTTGACGCCTTTACTAAGATGGTATTTAACGGGCAAGCACCAACACCACCTGTTGGAGGGTAAGTGCTTAAAACAGCTAGTAAATAGGAATTAAGAGCACACTCACTCTCTTGAGTTGGTTGGTGGATGGATTAATTAACGGAGGTTCTACACATGGAAATTGAATTAAATATTAATGGTGAAACTAAAAAATTTACACGTACGAAACCGCTCAGCTTGGCGGACACGCTTTTAGCATTGGAACTTCAATTAAAACAGCAAAAACGTGCTGAAAAAGATTCAGAAACAGCTAAAGATTTAAAGGACAACTTAAGTGACATCTGCGAATTCTTGTCTAAATTTTTCGACAATCAATTTTCTTTGAAAGAAGCTTACGAGGGATTAGACCCCAAGAATATCGCCACTGTTAATAGATTTGTTGAACAAGCGCTAGGTGGTGAAGACGAAAATTTATAGAGAGCGTAACCAGCAAGGATATTCAAGAAGCTATTAATAGCTACTTTTCAATGATGAAAAGTTTACAGAATAACGCTGGTTACAAAATCAAAGAAATTTTAAACCTCTCACTTGACGATCTAGATTTAATCGTTAAGTTAAATGAACCAGAAGAAGATAAGGAAAAGCCAATTGATAAGGCCTTTCCTTTTTTATTTCATTAGAAAGGAGGAAATAATAAATGGCAGGAAGTTTAGGACACATCTCGGGTACTGTTTCGCTTGATATTAATCCTTTTAAGCAATCGACACGTGTTTTGCAACAACAGATTAAAGCTACTGGTAATGCGGTTAAAGCGCAAGAAACGGCTATTAAATCGAGCGGCAAAAGTATTAATGATTTAAAAGCTAACTATGCCACAATGGGCAAACAGTTACAGCAGTATAACGCCTTACTTTCCCAACAAAAAGGTCAGTTTGAAAGTTATAAATCGAGCATTAAAGACGTAAACGGCGCGACTGATGAGCAAAAAAATAAGCTCTCTCGATTGGAAAACGAGTACAACAAAACAGCGGCGTCTACTTCAAGATTAGAATCTAAGATGCAAGCTACCGCTAGAACGATTGCTATTCAAGACAGTGGCTGGACTAAAGCTGGCGAAAAGCTAACTAAGTTTGGCAATGCCACCACCACAGCAGGTGAGAAGCTTACTTCGTTAGGTCGAAAAGCGACAATTGGCATCACCACACCAATCATAGGTGGCTTTACAGTTGCTGCTAAATCTGCAATTGATTTCAACTCACAGATTAGTGCGCTTGGCCCGTTATTAACCAACGGCGGTAAGATTACGGCTTCTGTTCGTGGAGAGTTAGACCAGATGAGTAGCTCGTCTAAAAAGTGGGCGATGCAGTTCGGTGTTTCAACCGACAAGATTAATGATGGCATGACCGAAATGGTAAAGCGTGGTTATACAGCTCAACAGACAATGGGCGCTATGCCTGCTGTATTGAACGCTGCTAAGGCATCTGGCGATGACTTTAATGACGTTATGCACGTATCGACATCTGTTCTTGAACAATTCGGGTTAAAAACAAAGTCAACAACTGGGATGCTTAAGAATACAAGCCGTGTAACCGATAGTTTAACGTATGTCGCCAATGCTACAGCTGCAGGTTTCCAAGATATGGGTGAAGCCATGACTTATGTCGGACCATCCGCTCATGCCGCCGGAATTAGCTTGGAAGAAACGGCTGCTGCGATTGGGATTATGAGTAATAAAGGTATTGAAGGTTCGGTTGCTGGTACAGCTTTACGTGGTGCTTTAACTCGGTTAATGAAACCATCTAAACAAAACGTTGCTGGATTTAAAGCAATGGGTATTTCAGTTGAAGACTTTAAAAAAGGTACATTAACCTTACCTGAGATTATCGATAAGATTAAAACCAATACTGCCGGTTGGACTGACCAACAACGCGCATCATCAATTGCAATGGCATTTGGTACTGAAGCGCAAGCCGGAATGAACGCTTTAATTTCTGCTGGCGGTGACGAATTACGCAAATACACCAAGGGTGCACAGGATTCAGCCGGCACCACCAAAAAAATTGCTGATCAATTGAATGATACGCAAGCTGCCAAGGTAGCACGGTTTAAAGAGTCAATCCATGTTTTAGGAATTGAATTTGGTGAGAAATTATTGCCAACATTGACGCCTCTAATCGAAAAAGCAACCGATATGGTACAAGCGTTCTCAAACATGGACAGTGCGACACAACAATCCATTATTAAGTGGGCGTTGTTTGCAGCTGCGATTGGGCCAGTTGCAGGTACTTTAGGAAATGTTTTTACAGTAACTGGTGCTGTTAATTCGAAACTCGGTAAATTATTTACAATGCTTGGCCGTGTTTCAGGAACTTCTAAAGCGGCTGAGTCGGGTATTGAAGGCGCTGGGACAGCTTTAAATAGTGCCGGTAAGGGTGCAGGATTGTTTAGTAGTGGATTGTCGTTATTAAATCCATATGTATTAGGAACAATTGCAGTCGTCGGCGCTGGTGTGGCTGTTTGGGAACTTTGGGGCAAGAAAGCTGTGGAATCTGCTAATAGAACTTCACGTTGGGGGACTGATGTTGGCAAGTCTGCTGATAAATCGCTAACTAAAATGCAAGGATTCTCAACGCAAGCTTCTACCGCGCTCGAAGGCTTTAACGGGAAAACAAAAACAACAACTAAACAAGTAGCTTCTAATTTTTCTGACATGTATGAGCAGATGGTCACAGATTCAAATAACTCCATTAAAAAAATGGAAGATGATATTAATGACCTACCTGGTTTTGCCAAGAAAGATGCGCAGGCAAATGTTTTACAACGCAAAAAAGCAAATGCAGAAATTTTAGCGGACGCAAGGAAACAAAACGAGTTAATCCAAACTGTACTCAAAAAACATAATGGCGATGTTTCAAAACTAACCGATGATGAACGTACCATCGTACTTAATGGGCGTACACGTATGAATGCTGATGAAGTTAAGCTTCTACAAATTAGTGGCAAGGCTAAGAAATCTGTAATAGCTGCTTTAAATGGCGATATTGATACGATGAATCATCAACAACGTGGTAAAGCGATTGATGATTTAACAAGTCAATTTAGATCAGAAGAAAAAGCTTATCAAAAACAAGCAGCGACAATTAAAAAGGCATATTCAGACAATACAATTTCTGCCAAACAGTACGGTGCGTACATGAAGCAATTAAAAGCAGAGCACAACGCTTCTACAGAAAGTATGGTTGCGTCTGTATTCAAACTTGCCAAGGCTAATGGCGAGTCAAAAGACCAAATTACTCAAGATTTATTAAATTTTGGGTATACGTACGAACAAGCGGCTAAAATTGTTAAAACTCAAAGCCAAAACATGTCCGATAGTACCGGGATAGTTGCAGCAGATACTGCTAACATGTCAAAATCAACCGCTAAAGCAAATGAACAATGGAATAAGTTAATCTTTGACCCTAAAACTGGCAAGGTCAAAACCAACGCCCAAGAGGAAGTTAACAAAGCTGCCCAATCGCAAAAAGGTTGGAACCAACTCACCTATGATTTGAAACATGCTAACTTAAGCAGCAATGCTAAGTTAATGATTGGTGAAGCCGCGCTCGCGAATGGTAAGTGGGATGATCTGACGTGGAAAGAACAACAAGCCATTGTTGCTGTTAAGGGTAATAAGGAAATGGCTGATATCATTCAACAGTTCGGTATTTGGGACCAATTCACACCAGAGCAAAAAGAAGCTATCTTGCACGGCGATGCGTCACCGATTGCTAATTTACTTTTAAAGGGTGGTCAATGGAACATGTTGACGCTCAAAGAGCAGCAAGCGTTGGTTAAAGATAAGGCAACTGTACCTTTAGTTAATATTTTAGATAAATATGGTGTATGGCAAGGTCTATCTGACGCTGAAAAGAACGCTATTTTAAACACTAAAGGTGCACCAGCACTTGCGGATATGGTTGTTAAGTATGGCGCTTGGAACAATCTTCCACAAAAACAAAAAGATCTATTAATTAATAATACAGATGCTCGGCAGAAATTAATTGATGCTGGCATCTTATTGGACAACTACAAGACAAACAATCCTGCAAGTAAACCACTGCAAGCTCATGATGGCGGATTAGCAGGGGCAGTTGCTGCTGGCAACGCACAAGTTGACGGCTTGAAGGGTAACAACCCACCAAGCAAAGGGCTGAAGGGTCATGATGCCGGCTTAGCGGCAGCAATTAATGCGGGTAATGACAAAATCAATGGCTTGAAAGGTAACAACCCACCAAGCAAGGGATTAAAAGGCCATGATGCTGGACTAGGTAGTGTAGTAGCCGCTAGCAATACTCAATTGAACGGGTTTAGCTCGAATAATCCGGGGGCGAAATATCTTAAAGCGCATGATAATGCATCAGGTCCAGCAGATGCTGCATCATCTGCTGTAGATAGATTTAGCTGGAAACGAGATCATAAAGTGACGTTAACAACTGTTTTTGAAACGGTTGAAAAGAAGATTAAAAGCTTCTTTGCTAACGGGACAAATAATGCACCTGGGGGCCCAGCAGTTGTCAATGACCAGAATGGCGCAAACTTTCAAGAGTTGGTCATTCCAAAAGGCGGCAATCCGTTGCTTTTTTCCGGTAGAAATGTATTCCTGCCTAATTTAAAAAAGGGCTCAACGGTTATTCCGGCTAATAAGACAAAACGGATTCTAAGCTCAATACCACATTTTAAAAATGGTACTGCTAATAATACTCGTGCTTTGGGTACTTTATTGAAAGCCAGTGCTATAAATCAAGATACAAATGTTGTTATTAATAACAACTCTCAAGCGGCAGATTTAAAAAATGTTGAAGTTAAACTTGACAAGATGATCATGTTGTTAAGTGGCAAGCTAACGGTTGATGTTGATAGTGATAATAGATTAATTGTAAAAAACGACAACATTCGAACTACAATGCAAGAAATTGGTTGGCAGACTCAAATTAATCAAAGGGGGCGTTTAAATGGTTAAAAATTATTTTGAATATCTCAAAAAGAAGTCAAACGATTATGGTTTGGCTTTTTTAAAAGGACAAACCATAAATTCTGCCACATTCGATGATGCCAATGTAGAAATCCCTGGGCGCGATGGTTTTCTAACAATGAGTAATAAAAGATATAAAAGCGCAAATTTAGTTTTTAAATGCAACGTCTATTCAAAAACAGGTATACAAGAGGCTGAAAGCGAAATAGCGAATTGGTTATTATCAGACGTTGGTTGGCATAACTTGACTTGGTCAGAAGACCCAGGGTTTACCTATATCGCTAAAATTGATGGAGGACTGAGCATTGAAAGATTAGGTAAAACCTACGGCAACGTAGATATAAACTTTCTAATTCAACCGAATAAGTTTTTGGACGAAGGACAATCAACCTTAGCAATTAAAAACGGACAAACGCTAACAAATAAAGGTACATTATCAGCAAAACCATTGATTAAAATTACTGGTTCTGGCGATATTAAGCTTACGATTGGCAGTACGGAATTTGATTTACGTAAGGTTGATCAAGGAATCATTCTAGACTGTGAATCACAGACAGCAACTAGTCTCGATGGTAAGCGAACGCAGTTTGATAAATTGTACTCGAACTTTAGCACTATTCCTGTGGGTAACAATAAAATCAGTTGGACGGGTTCGGCTACCGTTGAGATTACGCCAAGATGGGCGGTGATAGCTTGAGTGTACCTATTCTATATGAAGCTAACGCTACTGATTTTAACAATTTAGGGCTCGGACCATTAGTTGATACCACAGTTGCGACAGTAACTGAAGAACGAAATGGACAGTTTATTCTAGAAATGCAATATCCGGTTGATGGGATTCGGGCTAGTTTAATCGCTAAGAATCGTATTCTTAAAGTAGATGCTGGACATAAATTAAAGGACCAGCGCTTTGTAATCAAGCGGATTAATCGCATCATGGGGAACGACGGATTATCTTACTCTATTTATGCTGAACATATTAGTTATATAACTGCTGATTATGCCCTCAAACCAAATTTAACGGTTAATGGTAGCGGAAATGTAGCTATGACTCAATGGCTAAACGGCATCATAGACTCTAATAGAATTCACGTTGATAGTGATATCACCACCGAGAATACGACAAGTTGGACGATTGACAAGGTGCAGAATGCACGCCAAGCATTAGGCGGTGTTCAAGGTTCAATTCTTGACGTTTGGGGCGGCGAATATCGCTTTGACAATCTGAACATTAGTTTATTAAGACATCGTGGAACTGTTTCAAATACGCTGCTATCATATGGGCGTAATATTACAGATTTTGACCAAGAAGAGAATATTACAAACACTTATACTTCAATATATCCATTTGCTAGCTACTCCGTACAAAATGGCGACACTTCGGAGCAGAAGATTTTAACTATTCCCGATCTAGTTGTAGATTCCGAATATGTAAATAATTTTCCAAATCGAAAAATTCAAGTTGTAGATTTCAGCGATAAGTTTAGTACCGATGAAAAGCCCACTGTTGAACGCTTAGCAGAATTTGCTAAAAGCTATATCAAAAGCAATAACGTAGGTGTACCGACTGTTTCTACTAAAATTAGTTTTGTTGACTTATCTAAAACTGAAAATTATAAAGAATTTGCACCGCTAGAAGAGCTCGATTTATGCGATGAAGTTCCTTTCGCTTTTGAAAAATTTGGGATAAAAACAACTGCTAAAATTAGTAGAATTGTGTGGAATGTTTTACTTGATAGCTACGATTCATTAGAACTAGGCGAGTTAAAGACGAATTTAAGCGATGTTATTAATAACACTAATAATGCTGCTCTTGATGCAAAAGATGCCGCTAATGATGCAAAAAACAGCGCAGACAATGCAGCATTATCTGCCAATGGGAAAAATAGAAATTGGTACGGGGCAGATGACCCGACTTTTGGTCATCTTAGTGAACTTCGCGAGGGTGATTCCTGGTATATGCCTAACGGCGAAGATACCGAACTATATCATTGGATTAACGGCCAGTGGGTCTTTATTTTGTCGACCAAGGATGCCCATGACGCGGCAGACGCAGCGGACAAAGCATCAAAAGAAGCCGAAGAAGCCAAAAAAACGGCTAACAAGGCAGTAGATGGTGCCAATGACGCAGTAGCCAAAGCGGGATTTGCGAACGACACGGCGACACAAGCTAAATCAGATGCGGCGGCTGCCACTCAGAATGCAACGACAGCCCTAACTAATGCGGGCACAGCTTTAACCAATGCTAAAAATGCCTTGGATAACGTTACTAAGTTAGACCAAACGGTTAAAACCGAAGTCACTAACATTAATGGGCAGCTTGCACAAAAGGTTAGCCAGACTACGTTTGATACGTTAAAAGGCACTGTTACAAGCCAAGGTACACTTATCAATCAAAATAAAGATGCTATTAAATTAAAGGCTGATCAGACTTACGTCGACACGATTAAGGGTACGGTGGCAAATAATACTGCTGCCATTGACCTTAACAGCAAAGAAATCAAGCTAAAGGCTAGCCAATCAGACGTCGATAAGCTAGGCGGGCGAGTAACCAACGCGGAAGCTCAAATCAAACTGCAAGCTGACCAGATTAAGTTGACGGTAAGTAAGACAGAACTAACCAACGTTTTGGGCGACTATGCCACACAAACATGGACGCAGTCGCAGATTAAAAGCACTGCTGACCAGATTAATTTAAGTGTTGAGCAATCGATCACGACCTCAGAAAATACGTTAAATAATAACATTGCAAACGCCACAAACGATATGGCCACAAAAACGTGGACAAAAGGACAACTTGATTTAACGGATAGCAGCCTAACGAGCCAGATATCAAGTGTTAAAGATGGGTTAACAACCCAATATACTCAGTTACAGCAAACGCTAAATGGCGTGCAAGTGACGGCCAATAACGCGGTCACACAAACTCAATACACTCAACTGTCAGATCAATTTACGACAACAATCGCCAATGTGGGTAATGGAGGTACAAACCTTTTATACGATGGAGGGTTTGAGAGCGGCAAATTAAATGGTCTACCGGAATTTTATAATAATAGTCTCGGTAATCGGCCGTTACCACGAGGTAATTATGCTGTTTACTTATATGCTATGCCGGCTGAGGTCAATGACGATAAAGTATGGTATTGGTCATTGCCAAACCCGATTGTGATTAAAGCAAATCAATATTATGTTATCTCTTATGATTATTCTGCGGCAGGATCAGCGACAACTGCTAGTGATTATGCGGTCGATAATGCCGGTAACATAATTTTTGGTATTATGATGGAACATACCGCACATGACATGTCAGATCAGAGTGCCTGGAAACGGTATAAAAAGGTGTTTAGATTAAGCACTGATACCACAATTACAAAGTTGAGATTTGGTTGGGTTGCTAACAGCTTATCGGGAGGCTGGAAAGTAATAGACAATGTGCAGATTGAGGACGGTTCAATTGCACATCCGTATAGTCCATCGCAAAACGATTTAGCAACATCTAGTCAGTTTACTCAGCTCCAAAACGACATTAATCTCCGCGTTAAAGCGGGCGACGTAGTCAACCAAATTAACATCAGTCCAGAAAGCATTTTAATTGACGGCAAGAAGGTCCACATCACGGGGCAAACGTCAATTGATAACGCAGTGATTAAAGATGCCATGATTGCAGACATTAAAGCCGATAAGATTACCGCTGGGACGCTTAATGCTGCTAACGTGAATGTGATTAACCTTAATGCGGATAACATTACGACGGGGACTTTAAAGGGCGCTAATTTAAGCTTGAATCTTAATACCGGGGAAGTTGTATTCCAGAAAGGTTCGATTAAATCAACCAATGGCAATCTAAACATCGACATCAGCAAGGGTACAATGGCGGTTATCAACCAGTACAAAAGTGGTTTTTATTTTGAAGATGGCAAGCTTGTTTTAAATGACGGCTGGTTGGAAGGTACTTCGAACCAGCCTAAATATGGGTCGCTTGAATACAACGCCAATTTCTTCACTGTTAACGGCTTAGCTGTTAAAGGAACAGAAGGCGTGACGATTGGGACACCAGGTTACAATCCATTAGCAATGTTCTCGTCAGTTAAGGAATCCGGGATTGCAATTGACAAAAAACATCTAGAAATAGGAAGTGTTGGCCCAACAATAATTAGTTCTGGCAATGAATTCTTTATGAATTTATGGACACAGCCGCCTTTTATTGCCGTTGGGACAACAGCGGATGGTAATCATATGACTACTAGTGATCCTGGCTCTCGAATTTCTTTATACGCCGAGTATGTACACATTAAATCGGCATACTCAAAGACAGCCAGTGGTTCGGCGAATGTTATCGTTTCCGAAGATGGCGCGCTTGTCCGTTCCACGTCAGCCTCTAAATATAAAACCGATATTGTTCGAACTAACATCTCTAATTACGGAGAGAAGTTGCTAGAGTTGCCAACTGCGACATGGACTGATATTGCTGAAACTAAACGTTATCGAGATGATCCAGTTAATCAGATTAAACCGACGCGCAACTTCGGGATGATTGCCGAAGATTTGGCGGAAGCTGGGCTTGAAATGCTGGTTGTCCGCGGAACAGATGGCGAACTTGAAGGAATTAATTACGACCGTATCGGGCCAGCTTTAATCCCGGTAATTGCGAAACTTAAAAATGAAGTTGAAACACTAAAACAACAATTGGAGGAAAAAACAGCATGACTAAAACACTTACATTTAAAAATAAAGACATGGTAGCAGTAGGTAATTTTTTAGGGACATTAAATCTAAAGAGCAAAGCCAGCCGCGGACGCTCAAAACTAGTTAAGTTATTAATGGTAAAAATCGACGAATATAATGACGACCGTAAAGAAGCGTTAGATCCTTATTTCAAAGATGGCGAACTTTTAAAAGACAAAGACGGTAAAAACTTGCCTGAAAATGAGGAAAATGCTAAGAAAATCGCTGAAGAAATGGAATCCGAAACCGCAGTGATTGAATTCACGGAATATTCCGAAAAATTAAAGGCGCTCTATGAAGCCATTATCGACTATCCTAGCGAATTTAACGGTGTCGATGGCATGGCCTACGATTTATTGATGGACCAACTAGAGATGGTTTTCGAAACTGAAAAGGATGGCGAAAAATAATGGATATTAGAACAACAAGTTTATCTTATAACTTTGATAGTGAAGGCAATACAACATCGGTGACGGTCAGTCTAAGTGGACAAGGTGGTTCAGATTACATCAACGCAAATATGGCGGTTACCGCCGAAGATTTAACTAAGGATCAGACTTTTGATGACTTAACTAAGAAAGACATTACAACGATTGCGCGGGCTAAGTTAGCTAAGGCAACGGCGGTTAAAGAATAGAAGGAGGAATAGCATGGTTTGCAAAGATTAATAGACAAAATGGTGAATGATCATAGTTTCTTGGTCGGTGTGTCCGTTGCAATCCCCACATGGGTGTTGAGTGATACGCCAACGATTGACCATGCTGTTATGATTGGAATTTTAATTCTGGTGTTCGTACTAGATTGGTTAACAGGTACGACTTTGGCTAGACAGTCGCCGGTAAAAAATAGAACGAGCCACGCCGGTATTGATGCTTTAATGCGAGACTTTATTATTGTAGTAATATGTGCATGCTCAATTTTTCTGGACTTTGTCTTCGAGACTGAGTCTTTTATTTTTGCCTTTTTTACGGGCGCGTTTATTTGGCAAAACTTTTATTCATTTTTAGGAAATATAGCTGCATTGGGCTGGTCGAAATACTTTCCGATGTGGCTATTTAACTTGGTTCAAGATGAAATGGTAGCAAAATTACACAAATATTTTCCACACGGAAAGGGTGACAAAAAATGATTGAAATTATTCAAGCAGCAATGGCAAGCGCTATTGCAATGGTGGCCGTATTAGTCGGCCTAGTAACATGGGGGATTAAACAAACAAAGATTGATAATCGGTGGCTTCCACTGATTGATATGGTAGTCGGCTTTATTATTGGAATTGCCGCGTTCTACGCAATGCCGGGTCAATTCGAAACATTATTAATCGCTGGACTTGGTGGCGCGATTGCTGGATTAGTAAGTGCCGGCGGCTATGATGCAATTAAATCTATTTTAGGAGGTTCAAAATAATGGCGAGACGTTTTAGCAATTTAATTACGGGCGAAAACCCAAATCCAATGTATGGAGGCAGTCGCAATGGTGTTGGTATTGATCGGATTGTTATCCATCACAACGCGACAACCAACAAGAATGTGGCTATGAGCACATGGTATACTAGTTCGGGCAATTGGACTTCGGCGCACTATGAAGTTACTCCAACCGAGATTATTGGTTGTGTTGAAGAAACATATGCAGCTTATCACTGTGGCGGTACAGGTGGTTCTGACGTACCTAAGATGAGCAATCCCAACGAACGTTCAATCGGGATTGAAAACGTCAATTCTACTGGCGCACCTAGTTGGTCAGTTGACCCTAGAACAGTGGCGAATACCGCTAAATTAGTACGTGATATCTGCGACTACTATGGTATTCCTTGTGACCGTCAGCACGTGTTAGCCCACAACGAAGTGACGTCTACGGCGTGTCCTGGCGGGTTAGACGTTAATGAAGTTGTACGCTTAGCTAATGGTGGTTCAGCATCGACGCCAACACAACCTGTAGCACCAGCTCCAAAGCCGGCAGCAAGCAATATTCCATCAGGATTTACACCCGAAAACGGCACATTCGTTAATGGTGACACCCGAATCATGAATCGTGTCGGCGCGCCAAGCACAAGCGCACAGCAAGGCGGTTATTTACCAGCTTATGGTGAATGGCCATACGATTCATGGGCAAAAGTTGGTAACTATACATGGATCCATCACGTATACAATGGCCAGCATATTTACTTGCCAGTACGTGAGTGGCCAAGTGGTAATGCGTGGGGAGCATTTAAATAAGCAACTAAATAAGCCTAACTCCTTAATTGGGGTTAGGCTTATTTTTTATGGCTT